GACAGTGCAGGTAAACCTTTACCCGAAGATGTACAGATATGGGGAGGCAGTAAGATGAATGTAGCTTTTCGTCCTAACTTTTGGTACATACCAGCTCTTGGGTTTGGTGTATCACTTGATCTTGAAGCAGTGCAAGTCATTGAATTAGCGAACGGTGGAGTAAGCAACGTAGCAGCTGAAGCCTTTGGATTTACAGAGGAAGAAGGATTCGTAGCTAACGGTGGTGAAACCCTTGACGCAGTATTCAGTGCCGAAGATAACCAAGAAGAGCAAGCGACCGTCACGACAGCGGACTTCTAATAACGGTTTTCGTAGCGGGTTTGAAAGTAAACTCGCACATCAACTGGAGCGTGGTGGTATTCGATACAAGTATGAAACATTACAGATCGAGTATCAAAAGGTCAGCACTTATACTCCCGACTTCATACTACCTAACGGCATCATCATTGAAGCCAAAGGTTTGTGGACGACAGAGGATAGGAAGAAGCACTTGTTAGTACGTGAACAGCATCCGCAGTTAGACATACGCATCGTGTTTCAAAGTGCTACAAATAAGATACGCAAAGGATCGAATACTACCTACGCTGGTTGGTGCGAAAAGAAAGGAATAAAATATGCAAACAAACTTATACCAGAACAATGGCTTTTACAGCAACCCATCAGCCCTGTGATCGATGCGGGTCGTCTGACGGTGTCGGAATCAACGACGATGGTAGCACACACTGCTTTGTCTGTAACAGGCACGAACGAGGAGAAAACACACAACGAGTGACAATCGAAAAAACACACACAACCATTGATTTAATATACGGAAAACCACAAGCACTAACACGAAGAAACTTAACAGAAGATACCTGCCGTAAGTGGGGGTATTGGGTAGGCGAGGAGAACGGACAACCTGTGCAAGTTGCTAATTATAAAACACGAGACGGCAAGACCTGCGGACAGAAGATACGACGAGCAGATAAAAGCTTTGGCGTAAGAGGGGAGTTAATCAGCCTGTACGGTCAGCACCTGTGGAGAGACGGAGGTCGTCGAGTGGTGGTAACAGAGGGAGAGATAGATGCTCTGTCTGTCAGCCAAGCGTTAGATAACAAGTGGCCTGTAGTGTCTGTACCAAACGGTGCAGGGGCTGCAAAGGGACACATAGCTAGAGCGATTGACTGGTTAGAACGATACGAGCAGGTTATCTTTTGCTTTGACATGGATGATCCGGGACGGAAGGGGGCAGCAGAATGTGCAGCACTTCTCACACCAGGTAAGGCAAAGATAGCAGAGCTTCCACTGAAAGACCCTAACGATATGTTAGTAGCAGGTAGGAGCAAGGACTTAGTCAATGCTTTGTATGACGCTAGAGAGTACAGACCTGACGGCATCGTGAACGGTAAAGACCTGTGGGATGTTATCGCTAACAAAGAGGAGCACCAAGCAGTACCTTATCCGTATGCTAGTCTAAACAATTTAACCCACGGCATGAGGACAGGTGAACTTGTAACTGTCTGTGCGGGTAGTGGAATTGGGAAGTCCCTGTTCTGCCGTGAGGTTGCTCATCATCTGTTAGACCTAGGTGAACAGGTTGGATACATATCACTGGAGGAATCTGTTAGACGGACTGCTCTTGGTATCATGGGTATCCATCTTAATAAACCGTTGCACTTAGAAGAGGATGATGTACCACAGGAAGCACTGCGTCCTGCGTTTGAGGAGACAGTAGGGAACGGAAAGTTCTACACCTACGATCACTTCGGCAGTATGGACAGCGACAACCTGCTTACTAAAATAAAGTACCTCATAAAAGGGTTTAATTGTAAGTGGATATTCTTGGATCACCTAAGCATTGTTGTCAGTGGTATAGCAGGAGACGATGAACGACGGTTAATTGATAACACTATGACCAAACTTAGAAGTCTTGTTGAAGAGACAGGGTGTGGTATGGTGTTGGTCAGTCACCTGAAGAGAGTAGACACAGGTCACGAGGAGGGAGGACGAGTAAGTCTGCACCACCTGAGAGGCAGTCAAGCAATCGCACAGCTAAGTGACATGGTCATAGGACTGGAGAGGAATCAACAAGCTGAGACTACATCTAACGAGACACGAGTAAGAGTGTTAAAGAATAGATTCAGCGGACAGACAGGACATTGCACCACACTCAACTACGACACAGAAACAGGACGATACACAGAGGACAAGAACGTCTTCGAAGATACAACAACTAACAACCCATTCTAAAAAAATGATAAAAGAAATAGATATAGAAAACCAAACAGTTACAACATGGTGGCTAATAGA